CGCGCTGGGTGGCCACGGCATCCACAAAAACACTGTATATATAATCCACCCTGTCCTGGATGGTCTGTTTGCCCTCTTTTGACAGGGGTTTATGCTCCGACGCGATGCGCTTGTACTTCCCCGCATAGATCTCGGTGGTCTTTATGCCGACGCGTTTTTCATAGGCCGAATAATCCACATGAGTGGCCACCACGCCGATGGAGCCCACATGGACCGTGTCGCCGGAAATAAAGACCCGCTCAGCCGCCGACCCTATCCAGTAAGCGGCGCTGGCCATGATGCCGTCGGTATAGGCGATGACCGGCTTTTGCGCCCGGGCCTGAAACACTGTCTGTGCCAGCTCAAGGGTGCCGTCCACGGTCCCGCCCGGGGAGTCGATGTCCAGCAATATGCCATTGATGTCCGGGTCATGGGCCGCGCTGTTAATATCCCGGGCCACAAGCTCCGTGGAAACACCGCCCGATATGCGGGAAAACATGTTCATGCGTTTGGCAATAACGCCCTGGATCGGGATAACGGCCATGCTGTTTACTACCTGGTAGGGTTCGTCATCGCCTTGGGCTGCCGCGCCGATCTTTGCCTCTATGGCGCTAATGTCGATCTTTTCGCCTCGGAGATGGGTGCTGTAGATCTCCTGAATCTCGTATAGCTTTTCAGGGACAATGGCCCAGGGGGATGTTAGGATGTCGATTATACGCATGGTGTTCTCCTGTTGTGCTGGGTGCTGGATTCCCGCTTTCGCGGGAATGACGGAATATCGTGCATCTTTCATTTTTCATCTTCGTCTCTGTCGCTATCCGGCTCAGGTTCGGTGATTAGGCCGGCATCTTTGCGGGCGTTATGCTCCTTTACCGTCTGGGGGTGTTTTTTCTCCCAGTCGCCGCCGGTCATCTCCGCCGTGGTCTCGGAAAGTGTTGAAACTCCCATCTTTATGCGAAGGTCCGCGGCCTTGATCTCTTTCAGCTCGTCGATCTGGCCCTTTGCCGGGCCTATCCATTCCGCGCCGAGATAGGCCTTGCGGATCAGCGGGTCGTTTAAAAAGCCGGGCGCCGCGATGCGGCCGGACGTGACGGCCTCATACATCCAGATCTCATAGACAAGACGGTTGAAATTGTCGGCCAGCCATTGGCGCTCTTTTAAGAAATATTTCCACGCCTCCAGGAGCGCCGCCCTGGCCGCGGAATAGCTCGCCGTGAAATGTTTAATGAGGATCTCGAAGGGCAGCTCCAGGGCCACGCCGATCTGGCGTAAGACGGCCAGGGTGAACGGGTCGAAAGAGTCATTGGGCCGGCCGGGGTTTGTATCGTGGATCTTTTCCCCGGGCGCCAGACCGATTATGGATCCGGAGGCCAGCTTATAGTCGTCGTCGGTGGTCTTTGCTCCGGTCTCATCTGACAGGTCCGTCAGGTCCAGGGTGGGGTCCCCGGTTTCAGATTCCACGAATACGGTGAACATACCGCTCACCACCGCCGCCATTAGCTCGGCCTCTGTGTAGCGGTCAAGCTGTTTTAGAGGCTCGATCACGGGCGCCAGGTCCGGGACCCCACGGGTCTGGCCCGGTCTGAGGGGCTGGTACAGGTGTATGATGTTTCTGAGTCCGAGATTTTTGCCGAATGCGGGGACGGTCTGCCATTTATCGACGCCCTTGAAGTTCTTAATATTGCCGGGATGGGTGTTCAGGATATGATAGGCCGCTGGCGCGCCGTATTTATCTTTCACGATGCCGCCGGCCATACGGTCCGTGTCTTGTGCATTGTCGGGATTGCATACCCGGTCCGCTTCTATGATCTGGAGGCGGAGGTTATAGGGGACCCCGGGGCGCTTGATGCGGGGCAGGGCCACAAAGACGTCGCCGTTCTCCATGACCTGTCTGTAACATAGGGCCGTCAGGGCGTTGCCGTTCAGGGTCCTGGCCGCATCGCATTCCGGGCTGTCCCAGAAGAGGCGCCACTCGCGTTCCGTGGCCGCCTCCCACTGGTCTGCCCGGTCTTCGCTCATATTTAATATATTGCGGTCGATGCGGGCCTGGAGCTTGAGCCCGGTCCCCACCGTATTGGTTACCTTGGTATTGATGGCGCCGGCTGCCAGGGGTGTGTTTCGTATCATGTCGCGGCTGCGCTCTCTCAATGTGGGGAGATCCGGGAGGGTGTCCGAGTCCGCATCGTAGCCGTAGGGCAGCCACTGTTTGAGGCCGCGCCGGGTCTTTGATGCGCCCCTGTATCCGCCCGTGAGGGCCATGGCCATGCGTGCCCGCTGCCGGCGTGCGGCCTTTACCGGATCGAAATAGCCCACGGCTTTATCTATGAAATTCGGTTTGATATTTTTTAACTGGGCGCGACTGTGCCTCAGCATGGTGTGCCCCCCCTGACCCTGATGCCGCCTCTGGTGAGGCGCCGGACTTTGCTGTCCCAGTATGTGATGTTTTCTCTGATCTCGCGGGCATTGGCCCGGGTAAGGGACCTGCCGCCTATGGTGTATGACTGACCGGTGGCCGTTGCAGTGTCCGCCGCGAGCCATGCGGTTAGCTGGGTTTCGGCCTGTGCCAATGTAAGTCCTGCCATGTACCGCACTCCAGAAAAAGAAAAGGACCGGCGCCGGTGCGGCGGGTGCGGCCGCCGCACCGGGCCGGCCCTTATAGAGAGGAGGAAAAGGAGGTTTATGGCCGTGAGTATAACACGGGTTTTCTGGGAAAAAGGGTGATTGTTCGTTATTGGCGCCTTATTGGTGGGTTATTGGTGGGTTATTGGTGGGTTATTTTACTTGACGTTTTTTTTGAGGGCGGATCTTCCGGGATTTTTGAGAGCATTTTTCGCATGGAAACCTTTGTGTATTGCCGGAAAAATTCATCGATATTGTCCGCATGGGCGATCCATCGTTTATCTTCGTATCTCGCAGGCATGCCCTGGGCCACATATTTCTTGAACAGATGATTTGAGGCCCCGCCGATATACTGCTTGATCTCTTCTTTAGACGTGAGGAGTTTTTTGCTTTGGTTCATGGGTTAGGTATAAGGCATAAGGCGTTAGGTGTTAGGCACGTTTCACGCATCAATTTTCAATATTCAATATTTAATTTTCAATCCCATTACTGATCACCCGCCTCTTCGGCCTGGGCCTGTCTGCCTGCGACAGCAGGTGTATGCCGCCGCCGGGCCATTCCGGGTCAGCGCATAACATGGCCAGGCATTCGCAGTCAAAAAGATGGTTGTCGGCCCTCTTTTGTACCCATTTTTCATTTCCCCGGTCGTCGATCTCTTTCTCTTCCGCCAGGATGTGGTTTGCGTAGTCCACTCCGGTGTCCGCGTGAAGGTAGGCGCCCTGGGCCAGGTCATCGACGGCCCTCTGAAGATGGTAGTGGTAAGCGTCTTTGACCTGCATGGTGTCAACGGATATTATGCGGATCCCGCCCGGGAGCGGTTTTCCGCTGGGTGTGCGCTCCAGGGGCTTGCCTATGTTCAGTTTGCCGGCCAGCGCCCGGCTCGATCCTTTCGTGCCCCATACCCTGCAGCGCCGGCCGCGCTGGTTTTTTCTGAGCCACCAGTATGTTTCCTCGGTCATGGATATTCCCGACCCGGTCTTGCCGCCGCCCGTGTCTATGGCGGCCCGGAAGATGCGGAGGCGGGTCTCGGACCCCTCTTTCGGGTAGGTGGTCTCGAAAAGCAGGGTCTCCACGTCGGCCCATAGGGGCAGGAAACCGTAATGGATGAGCCATGAGGTATAATCCAGGGCCCAGGCCCGGACCGCAAACCAGAAACCACGGAGCTGCACATCTATGCCGGCCGTGAGGGCCACGGCCTCTTCAGGTACTTTCTGCGGCGGTAGATCGCACCGGGCCGCCAGGATCCCTGATTCGGATGCGGACATGGTGATCTGCTTCCAGGGCCATGCCTGGTGGGCGTTCCGGAAATCTTTGAGCCTGGCCAGGCCTCCGGTGAGGGTCTTTATAAAGGCGGCGGCCACGGCGGACATGGATATGAAAGGCGAAACCCACGAAGGAAGATGAAAGCCGATTTTCCGGGGCCGCTCGGTCTTTAAATACCGGTTGATATCCTGCCCCGTGTCCCTGGCCCGCCATATGCCCTTTGACACGGCCCTGTCGCGGTCGTGGTCTGCCCATTCGGCCTGGCAATGGACGCATACATACCGGGCCAGGGCCTCTTTCTGCATGCGCTCGGGCTCGGGATGGCTTTCCCCGCCCTTTTCGTCAACCTCTTTCGGCCACTGGATCTGCTCGAATACCATTGGCTGCAGCTCGCCGCATGCCCAGCACGGCACATGATAGTCAAAAATCGCTTCGGCCTCGGTGGTCAATGCCTGCCAGACCGGCCCGGATTCAGTGGTGGGCGTGCTCAACTTGATTATCTTATGGTCGTACCTGTATGTTATGGTCCGCTTCTCGCCCAGGGATATGGGGTCGGCCTCGCGTTTGTTGGCCACGGGCGGGTATTTGTCGGTCTCGTCGAATATGACGTACCTGATGGGCTTATTTGCCAGGCGGGCCGCGGATCCGGCCCAGGCCAGGTATATGGGCATGTGGGCAAGTTTTATGCGCAAAGATGTCTTGTCGTCTTCCCAGCCGGTCATATAGCTCTTTAATCGCGGCGACGATTCGATCATGGGCAGGATCCGGTCTTTGGAGTTCTCCCTGGCCGTGAGCGCGTCCGGATAGACGTATAAAACCGGCCCCGGCGCCCGGTCTATGCAGTAGCCTATGAAGTTATTAACCGCCTCGGTCTTGCCTATCTGGGGCGCGGCGCACAGGATCACGGTCCGGATGGATTGAAAGGCCATGCTGTCCATGATGCCCGCAAGGTACGGCGTGACCTTGTTCTGCCAGGATCCCTTGTATTTGCCCATGGTGATGACCCGGTGGCGCTGCGCCCATTTGGAGACCCGGATGCGCCGGCGCTTGCGCAGGATCTTGCGCTCGGCCGCGCTGAACCGCCCGCGGAATTTGAATGGGGCGGGATTCTCGGGAAACCATGGAGGCGCCTGATCTCTCACGGAGATCACAGAGATCACAGAGGGGTTATTTTTCATGGTTGCATGTTCTGGGTTAGCCATTGTCCGGTATTAAAATATATTCTCCTTTTTTCTCATCTCCTTCCCAATATCTTCTAAAAACTGTCCACCACTCAGAACCATCAGGAAAAGTTACAAGGGCTTTATCTCCTTCATCAACTTCTTTATCAGTTAACAAGATCTTCGATACGAATTTAACAGGATTTATAAAAAGCTGAGATCCTCTACATACTAAATCAATGGACGTGCCATAAGATAAGTGTTTTTTATTCGCTTTCGCATATTGAGATCCTCTACGTGCTAAATCAATGGACGTGCCATAAGATACGTGTTCTTTTGTCTCTACAATATTCGCCTTGGCATACAAAGGAGTAATAAACTTTTCAGCATCCTTGACATTTTCAAAACGTTCTACATGATTGCCGTCATAATCATGCCAACATACAAAAATCTTATCCATAGTATATTTCTCCTTTCAAGCTGTATAA